CTACCAAGTTCCATTCACAGGATGGGGAGCAAGTTATTGGGGTTCAGGTCCTTGGGGTACTGGCGGATCAACCAAAAACAATTTGCAAATTTGGAATGCCTATAACTTTGGCCAAAATCTTTTGTTTGGTCCTGCTGGCGGGGGTATTTATTATTGGACAGCCCCAACACTTACCAATCCGGGCGTTTTATTAAGTAGCACAGGTGGTACTGTTACCATTACAATTGCCTCTCCCGCAGTTATTACATCATCGGTCAATCTACCAAATAACAGTTCAATCCAGCTTGGAACAACCGGCGCTTTGCCAAGTGGCCTATCAACGAATACCACTTACTACGTTATCAACGTATCTGGTACGACTTTCAACCTCTCGTTGACTCAAGGCGGAGCCGCAATCAACACAACTGGAACGCAATCCGGCACGCAATCAATATCGCTATTGGGCGATGTGCCTCTGTTCCAAAACTACTTACAGGTATCTGACGCATCTAATTTTGTGCTGGTGTTTGGTACAAATGCGCTTGGCACAAGTACGATCGACCCTATGCTGATCCGCTGGTCTGACCAGCAAAATCCTTTGGTCTGGTATCCTGACATTACCAACCAAGCGGGTGATGTGCGCTTGTCTCACGGCTCAAAAATTGTTACGGCGCTTCAAACCCGCCAAGAGATTGTTGTTCTTACCGATCAGGCCATCTATTCATTGCAATACCTTGGGCCTCCTTATGTTTGGGGCGTTCAACTGCTCTCTGAGAACATCTCCATCATTGGACCAAATGCCGCCGCACTGGCGTCTGGCGTGGTCTATTGGATGGGTATTGACAAGTTCTATATGTACGATGGACGTCTACAAACGCTCAATTGCGACTTACGTCGGTATGTTTTCCAAAACATTAACACTGTTCAAAACGAACAAGTTTATTGCAGTACGGTAGAGGGCTTTAACGAAGTCTGGTGGTTCTATGTGTCTGGCTCTGGCACGCAAATTAACAGTTATGTTGTGTACAACTACATCGAACACACTTGGTATTACGGCACGATGGGCAGGACTGCATGGCTAGACACCACGCTCCAATCCAATCCTATTGGCGCCACATACAACGGCTATTTGGTCAATCAAGAAAGCGGCTTAGACGACAACGAGACTGGCACACCTGCGCCTATTGATGCTTACATTTCGTCTTCTGAATTTGACATCTCCGACCCTACTGGGGATCACTTCGCATTTATCACGAAGGTCTTACCGGATTTAACATTTGAGAACTCAACTGCCTCTAGTCCGACCACCACAATGACCATATCGTCATTTATCAATTCGGGTTCTGGTATTAGCCAATCTGTGCCCAATTCAGTGTACAGCGTCAACATCAATGGCAATCCTGAAACATTCACGGGCTACGTATATACCCGCATTAGAGGCCGACAGTTCGTATTCAAGATGGAGTCAAACCAGTTGGGTACGACTTGGCAGTTGGGTGCTCCTCGATTTGATGCTAGACCAGACGGCAGAAGGTGAGCATAATGGCTACCAAACCAATCAATCCTGCCCCACCAAACTTGCCCCTTGCGCCGGTTCAGTATGATGCGCAATATGGCGATAAACTGACCAACGTTTTACGTTTGTTCTTTAACCAGTTAAATTCAGCGCTTACCATATTGACCAACGCATACATCACAAACACTACTATCTATACAGTAGCGACTTTGCCAACAGCATCAACTACGAACGCTGGAACTAGAACTTTTGTATCAGATTCAACAACCACCACTTTTGGTGCAACTGTGACTGGCGGGGGCTCAAATACTGTGCCTGTGTACTCAAATGGTACTAGCTGGAAAGTGGGCTAAATGGTAAACTTAAACAAATTCTTGGAGCAAGCATGAGCTTCTTTTCAAACCCAATAGCAAATATATCCGGCGGCATTCATGACCTTGGAAAAGGCATTGCCAACGCCACCAAAAATCCATTGGTAGATATGGCGGCAGCTGCGGCTTTGGATTATTTTACTGGTGGAGCTGGTGAGCTTGTTGGCAGTGGCGGGTTATTTGATGCTGGATTAGGAGCGGCAGGAAACGCAGCGCTTGTGACTGGTGGAATTGCAGGTCTTGCTTCAGGAAATTTGGCTCAAGGTTTGATGGCGGGTATGGCAGGGTATGGAGGCGCAAGTCTTGGCGAAGGCTTGGGGATGGGAAATTACAGTTCTGGAATTGGAAGTTCAAATGTTGCGGCTGGTGCTTCAAGCGCCGGTAATTATCAGGAGATTGAAGAAGCTCCTGTTGGTAAAGCTCCCACTCCTTCTATGACCGAAGCGCCTACGCAAGTGATGACTGGCGCACAAGCAAATGCAGCAAGCCTACCAGGTACAGTTCAACCAACAACCCCAATGCCAGGCGCAGCTAGTACAGCTGGAGCCTCAAGTACTGGTAAAAGTTTATTTGATAAATTCACGGGTTTGCCTTGGTACGAGCAAGCCGCAATCGGAGCGGGCGGTATTGGTCTTTTAAAGGCGGCCGCTCAACCGCAAAAGCTAAATATGCCTAATACACCTAACACGCAGTTCATTAGGTACAGCAGCTATTCGCCTATGGGTGGATATACACATCAAGGAATGGCTCCCGCTGCCGCTACTGGCGGTCTTGTTGCTTTGGCTCAAGGTGGTGGCGTGCATCATTACGACGATGGTGGCGATGTTGCGGCTGCTGCACCTGCGTATACAAACGAACAGATTGCAAACTACGTTACCAGCAATAACTTATCTGGAGATGCTCTTACAGCCGCTGAACAACAGTACGGTGTATCAGATGCTCAAGTACAAGCCGCTTTGGCTTCGCAAAGTGCTCCAGCGGCTCCACAAATTAGTGCTTCTTTTTTCCAACCGGGAGGACAAGGCGCTCAAATAGCAGCGCAAGAAGCCGCAAATGTTGGAGCTGGGCCCGCTGTTGGAGCTGGAGCTCCTGCCGGTGTTGCCGCTTTAGCGCCCGCTTATACAAATTATTCCGACCAGCAAATGGCGCAATATATTCAACAACAAGGTATTGATACAAGTAACCCCGCAGCTTTAGCAGCTGCCGAGCAAGCAACAAATGCTGACCCTGCTGCTGTGCAGAAGTTCCTTGCTTCTGGAATTAACCCATATTCAGCGCAAAGTTTAGCAAGTCCAACTCAACCAAACGTATCTTCTTTTGATGCTCAACTGGGAACAAAAGGCGCAACAACAGATATTAAAAACGCTGTTTACGCCGCTCAAATGGCTGCTGGCGTTCCTTCTGGCACATCAAATAGCATCACAGCAAACACCCAAATTGCCAATGAAATGGATAACTGGAATGTTAATCCTACTGCAATGGCAAATGCATTGGGCATGACGCCAGATGCTATTCAGGCCTTATACAACCAAGTTGATCCTAAAGGTAAGTTTTCAACAGTACCGCAAACAAAAACAATTACCAATGTTATTAACACACCGGGAGGTGGCGGTGGCGGTGGCGGTGGCGGACCCCAAACATCTACAATTCTTCCAACCAACCCACAGACCAACGCACCCGCAGGGACAAAAAACCCATACGGAAATATAAATAATCCGGGCGATTTGACGTACAACCCCAACGGTACAACAACTGTGACACCTGATGTCCCCGGACGCCCTTATGGCGGTTTCTCAGGCATGAGCGAAGTAAACAACGCTTATACAGCTGGCGGTGGTAGTACAGGCTACACCATCCCAACATACAAAAATATGGATGAGTTCAATGCGGCCAACAACACCCTAACCGGTGGCTCTAAAGCTGCATATGACTACTTGATGGGCAAGTCGCCTTGGAACCCGTTGCCAACTACGCCAACAGGGCAGGTGTCGGTTCCTTACGCACAATTGATGGGTCAAAAATTAAGCCCGCAATACATGGTCAATACGCCTCAGATATACGATCCAACAACGCACACATACATAACTAATCCTAATTATGACCCCGCGTTCAGTGCAACCAAAGATTATTTGGGTGTTCCACAAACAGGCTTGACCAATCCCAACGCTTTAGCTGTTTTGGGATACAAGTCTTTGCCCGGCGGTGTAATGGCGTACCCCAATGGGGATGGCACTTTTACTGGCTCGGATGGTAAAAAATACAATGCCGACGGAACTTTGGTTGGTAGTACCGCAAGTGGTGCTAGCAATTCCAGTTCATCTGGTGACACAACATCTGGCGCTACCGGAGGATTGATGGGTCTTGCAGCTGGCGGAATGTCTGTTGGTCATTTAGGAGGGTACTCAGATGGTGGACGTTTGCTTCGGGGTCCGGGTGATGGCGTCTCGGATTCAATCCCTGCTACTATTGGCGCTCACGACCCTGAGCCTGCTCGCCTTGCTGATGGTGAGTTTGTGGTTCCTGCTCGGATCGTTTCTGAATTAGGCAATGGATCAACTGAAGCAGGCGCTCGTCAACTATACAAAATGATGGACCGCATTCAAAATGCCCGTCGCAAAACAACCGGTAGAGATGCCGTTGCGACAAATACTAACGCATCAAAATACCTTCCCGTATAAGGAAATATCATGACTACGACCGCAACACCAACCGCAGTAACCGAATATCAAACGGGGTTTGCGCCTGAAATTGCTCCATACGGCCAGCAATTACTAAGCAATGCGGCGGATTTAACTGACATTAACACCAACCCATATCAACAGTATATGGGCGATCAGGTGGCGCAGTTTACGCCCTTACAGCAGTCAGCATATAACAACGCATCGTTGATGCAAACCTCTCCCCAACTCAGCCAAGGAACTGCCCTTGCGGGTCAAGCGGGGCTTGGTGGATTAAATACTCAATACACATTCAACCCTTCAAACTTTTCAACTGCCGATGCGCAAAGTTTGATGAATCCTTATTTGAATGCGTCGCTTGCCCCACAATTAGCCATCCAACAGCAATTGCAAGGCGCTGCACAACAAACACAAAATGCGCAAGCAACTCAAGCAGGTGCGTTTGGTGGCTCTAGGTTTGGTGTTCAAAATGCCGCTACCAACTTAAATAACCAATTGGCTAATCAAAATTTGATTGGCAACGCCTACAATACCGCGTTCAATAACGCTCAAAACCAATATAACACCCAAAATCAACTGAATGCTCAACAGCAACAGTTTGGTGCTAACTTGGGTATGCAAGGCCTTAACACCGCTTTGTCTGCTGCCAACACAATGGGTACACTGGGTAACAACCAGTATAACCAAAACCTTGGGATTATTGGTTTACAAAATCAACTGGGTGGACAGCAACAGCAACAAGAGCAAAATGTTCTCAATACGCAATATCAGAATTTCTTAAACGCACAGAACTACCCTTATCAACAGCTGAACTTCATGTCCAACTTGATCCGTGGTTTGCCAATGACTCAACAGTCTGCGTCGGTGTATCAAGCCCCTCCTAGCGTTCTTTCACAAGTTGCAGGGGCTGGATTGACTGCAGCTGGTTTGGCTTCTTTACAAAGTCATGCTAAAGGCGGAGAAATTAAAAAGTCCAGAGGTTTAGTTGATTTAGCCGTGTCTAAATTGGCATAGGAGCATACATGTACAGCCCAACAATCACTCCTTACACACCTGCAAATTTGCAGAACACAATGGCCGTTTTAGCGGCAGAAAAAGCCAAAGGCACGTTACAACAATACGTGCAACAGCACCTTGCACAAAACCCAAATGATACCAACATGGTAGCATTGGCAACGCAAGTCAACAAAATGAGTGCACCTCTTGCGCAAATGCCAAGCAACACCGTTGCAAATCAAGACATTGCTTCAATGGCCCCCCCAAGACCAATACCAGTACAAGGGATGGCGCCTGCTGGTGCAGGGCCAAATATGCCCAACGGTATGCCCATGCAAGGCCCCGGTTCACCCGCACAGATCGCACCACAAGTGGCTCAAGGCTTACCTGAAGACACAGGTATTGGCGCTTTGCCTGCACAGAACTTGACCAAAATGGCAGGCGGTGGAATCACTGGAGATGTGCATCGTTACAATGGAGCGTTTGATCCGCAGTTAGTTTCTACAAATCCACACGCTCCGGGCGGTGCTCAGTATTACTACGATTTTCCATACAACCCCCGCATGCCAATGGATCCAAAATACAAACCATTGATGGGGCAAGTTTTTAAAAGTCCAGAAGAAGCACAAACAGCGTTTTCTCGCATTGGTTCTGCAGACTATACCGCGGCGGCTGGAGCTCCCGGTATTGCACAGTTGTTGGGCCAAGAACAACCAACACCTACACAGTTGAATACATCTTTAACAGGAAATGCGGATGCAGACGCAGGAAACACAAGTACTGGAGCCGGTAATCCTCCTGCCCCTCCAACACCTTGGTCGCCCAATATCCAAGCACCCAAGTTGGCAATGCCCGGTGGTTTAAACACAAAAGCTCTGTCTCCTGCTGAAGCCAAAGCCACGGCTAATACATTCTTGGATCCAACTCAAATGGATTCTCGCATAGCACAACTGCACGACGATACAGTTGGGCGTTTGAATGATTTAACGACCGCCCAAGAAGCAATGTTGCGCGCGCGTCCTAAATTTGGGGAAGAACTGAAAAAAGACCTTGATAAAGAAAAAGCAGAAGAAGTCACCAAACTTGGCAATCTTAAAGGCATGAGCTTGGCTGAAGCAGGTTTAGCCATGATGCAAGGAACTTCTCCATATGCTTTTGCAAACATCGGCAAAGGTGGTGTAGAAGGACTCAAAGCATATAAAGAAGGCCTTAAAGAAATTGATGCCGCCGCTAAAGAACGCCGTAACATGTATTCGCATATTGATGACATGAACAAGGCCCAGATGGTACACGACCAAGACACGGCTATGGCAATGAACAGCAAAGCGTTTGACGCCATGTCAAATCTTAACGAACACGCGTTTAATGCACAAAACAGTTTTGCCCAAGCAGGCGCCGGTATTGCAGCCGGTGCTTACAGCCAAAGCCAACAAGATGTTAATGCCAACAAACGCACAATGTTCAGTGCCCAAAACGCAACTGCAAACACACAAGCGGAACTTAATTTTAAAGCTGCGTTGGCTAACTTGCCGCCTGAAGCAATTAGATCTGCGCAATTCTTAGGCAAAAATGGCGATATTGAAGACGGCTTGCGAAAAATGACAGAAATCCAAGCTGGCAAATTAAACCCAATGCAAGCATATCTTGACCAGAAAAAAGCACTGGCAGGCAAATTGGATCCAATTACTGGACAACCAGTTCCAATGCAAGACCCCCAAGCGTTTTTTGCGGATCTTAATAAAGCCATGCTGGCTTATAAAACAATGCAAGGACCCGACAACGCGTTGTCAAATAACCCCCCCGCTGTACTTCGCGGCCAATAATGTGCATAATATGCACTAACCTTTTACAATTTAATCTCCTATGCCACAGTATCTGCATCTGCCTGACGGATCGGGAATCGCACTAAAACCGGGTGAAGACCCCAAAGAAGTGTGGAACCGCGCTCAACAATTGTATCCAGATGCGTTTGGCATAACGCCCAAACAGGAAACAGCCCCGGTAGACACCGCACAATCAGGATTTGTACCTGCTTTTAAATCTAGTGCTTCTCAACTCAAAGCAGATCTAGCAAACCTTGCAGGTAAGACTGGCATCATTGCGCCTGAACGTGCAGAACAAATTGGCAAAGAAGAAGCTGAATACCAAAAGAAAACATTTAAGCCAACAGAAAAAGGTTGGACTGAAGATTTTGGTACAAAATTTGGTGAGTTGCTTGGCGGTTCAGCGCCATACACAATTGCCCCGCTTGCCGCAGGGTTAGGTGCTTTGGCTTTACCTGAAGCCGCTGCCGCTGCACCATTTGTTGGAGGTGCACTAGAAGGTTTGGGGTTGGGTACTGTGGGCGAAGCCACAGCCGCAGGATTAGCTGGAGCAGCATCAACAGCACAGTTTACAGGTTCTAATCTTTCTCGCCAAATGGAAGAAGGTAAGAGCTTGGCCGACACCAACCTCGGTAGTGCCTTTGGAGCAGCCATACCTCAAGCTGCTTTGGATGTATTTGGCTTGAGAATGATCCCCGGAATTCGCAATATTTTTGCTGAAGCTGGGCACAAAATTTCAGACGCTGAAGCCAGAGCCATTGCATCCCAAGGCCTAAAGAAAACGCTTGGGGACTACGCTCTTAATACAGGTAAAGTTGCAGGCGCTGAAGGTTTGACCGAAGCCGGTCAACAAGTGCTTGAGCGTTTGCAAGCAGGGCTATCCCTTACTGATCCTGATGCACAAAAAGAATACTTTGACAACTTCCTTGGTGGTGCTGTTCTTGGCGGCACCCTCGGGGTGCCCGGCCGTTTTGTAGAACGTGGACAAGCAAAGTCGCAAGCTGCAGCCGCAGATCGCGCAGACAAAGCCAAACAATTGGCAGACCAACAAGCCGCTGAAGCACAACAAGCCAAAGACTTAGAGGCTTTTAAACAAACGCCCGAGTACATTACAGATTTATCAAAGCGTTGGGAAGCGTTTAACGGCCCATACCAAGACTTGCTAGCCAAGTCAAAAGTCAAAGTTGAAAGTGGTGATTTGGTTGGGGCCGCAGATAAAAAAGAAGCCAAGGCAGCTCTTAGCGATTTGCTCAAAGACCCAGACAATCAAGATTTAATCAACGAATACCGCGCGGTCCAAGCAAAAGTTAAAGCTGAAAAAGAACGGCAAGATCGTGAAAAAGCTGCCGCTGAAAAACAAGCCGCCTATGAAAAGGCAATGCAACAGCCCGGTGCTCAGGGTGAATTATTTGCGGGCACGCCTGACCAAGACTTGATTGAAGCGGCTCGCGCGCAAGAAACACCCACACCTGCAGAAACTCCAACTGCACAAGAGTTTAATGACTTGCAAGCCCATATTGGGCGCCGTATGTATTTGGCTAGGCAAAATGCCGCAGAAGCCGCAGACGAAAACGAGATTGCAAAGCATGCAAATGACCACGCTGCTTTAACTCAAGCACAAGCCAATTTAGAAAAGCTTCGTCCTCAAGTTGCGCAAGCTGAACCAAATGCGCATTTAATAAGCCCTTTAGATTTAAACTTTGAAGATACTGAGCTTGAATTAAAAAGACAGCGCACCAAACTGGAAAAAGCACAACAGCTTGGTGATATGGATGCAATTAAAAAAGCATCTGACAGGATTCAAGAACTTAAAAAGAGACCATCTCTTTTTGGCGAAGACAATACACGCCCTGCTTTGGAAGCAGCGCAAGATGCAGAACGTCTTAAATTTACAGAAGAAATTGAGAGGCTGCGAAAAGAAGCAATTGAAAGACGCCAAAAACTGGGACTTGATTATGGTCCAATAATAAAAAGGTATTCGCCCGTTAAAGGTGCAACCTATGGTCAAACTGTTGTTGATTTTGGCAACCATTTAGAAAATGAAGTCTCACGACTACAGAAGATTGTTGATGCAAATAAACAACCGGGGCTTTTTGCAAACGCTCTTGAACAACGCAAAGCGGACATAGCCAAAAAAGAACTTGATGACGCTAAAACATTACTTGCCCAGTTTAGACAACAGCCGACCAAAACAGCGACTGGCAAAATTGTTATGCCACCAAAGATTACCCAAGATTGGCAATCTTTAAAAGAAGAACCAAAGTACGCACAAGAAGACTTTGAAAAAGAACCCAGTAACTATGAGTTATTAGATCAGCGTGTTGAGGAACTGTTAAACCAACATTTGCCAACGGCTTTGGGTGAAAAGCCCGTAGCTAAAAACAAACCCAATGTAGAACGCAGAGTACAATCTGATGGCGGCATACAAACAGTAGTTACTCAAGATAACGGGACAATATCACAAAATGTTACACGTTATACATACAATGTTAAAACTGCAGACGAAGAAGAACCTCAACAAATTCGTATAGAACGTAACAACATAACGGGTGAAACTGAAGGTTTTTTTGTTGTGGGGGGTCGCCCTATTGGTTCTGGCATAGGTATTAAAAATTTAATAGCCAATGGTGTTTCTCACACACAAGCTATTAAACGCGCCATTCCTGATATAACCAGTGTAAATAGAACCGAAGCAGAAAAAGAAGCGCCTGATCTATTGGGGCAAAATCAACCCACTGAAAAAATCAGTGGCGAAAATATTAGTCCCGGCAAAACGACTAAAGAACGTAGAAAAAAGTTTGAAAAAATACGAAACTTTAGTTACCGAATTAAAGAATTAAAAGGGCGTATTCGTACCATGCACGCAGAAATGATGCGTGGTATTGAACACCCTGAATACCCATCACTCATTAAAGAGTATCAATATCTTCAAGGCCGTTTGGAAGAATTGCAAAACGTTAGCAAACGTGTTCAAGGGCCGGGGCGCTATTTACCCATAGTAGAAGCACAAAATTTATTAGACTCAATTGATACCAATGAAAAAATACTTGATGATTTAAATGCTCTAATACAAAAAGCAGGCAAGCCAACAAACCCTGCTAAAGTAGCAGAATTAACTATGCTCCAAGAAAGGCGAGCATATATTCAACAGGAAATAGAAGACGCCCGCTCAAAATACAACACAATGGCGGAGCGTGAGCAACGCCCTGTTGAAGAGGCTCCTAAAGAACAACCTGATCTGTTTGGTTTATCTGGCGCATATGGTAAATCTGCTGCTGAAGTTAAGCGCATTCAAGACAATTTGGATAGGCTGTACAAAGAGCGCGAAGATATTAAAGAAGGCATGCGTCGTCGCAGCCAAGAAGCAAACACGCCTCAACTACAAGCGCTGCTTGACAAGTACTCAAAAGAACCAACAGGCCGTTACCAACAAATCGGTAAACAAATTGAGCAGCTCGAGCAAGAGCACCGCAATGCCACAGGCAAAACATCTGAGAAGTTCCAAGCCTTTGCAGACGAACGCGAAGCTGAAAAGCAACCCACTGTTCGCACAGAAGAACAGAAAATGCTGCCCGGTTTTGGCTTAAAGCAATACACAGAACTCAAGAAGCCCGTGCCAAAAGAAACACTTGACGCGGCCAGAACCAAACAAATTGAGCTGCAAACACAGCTAGAAAAAATTCGTGCTGCTGCAAGTACGCCAAGCAAAGAAGAAATTGAACGTACTAAAACATTAAACTATTTGATTAGCAAGCGCAAAAGCGGCTTTTCTGGAGACATTGCTTACAACAAAGTATTTCACTCAAGAAATGTAGAAACAAAAATTGAGCAAGATATTAAGGCTGCACGGGACGCACGTGAAAAAAATCTTGTTAAACAAGAAGAAAAAATACGTGACCAAATTGAAAAAGCCAAAGCCAAAGTTGCGGAGCTTGAGTCTAGGCAACGCATGTATGAGGAACAGCAAGACGCCATCAATAGGGTAGTACCCGGCACTCGCGCGGCGCAACAACTCATTGCTGGCAAAGGGTACAGAACTGTTGCATACATTGCTGGCAAAGATTACAGAAATGTTCCAGAGCACGCTCGTAAAGGTCAAGCTCGTACATCGCCAAAACAAGCTAGTAGTTGGGGGATACCCAATGCGGTTCGAGTAAAAACAGAAAAGCCAAGTGAGTTGGCTAAATCCACAGCGGTTGTTAATAAAGCCAATGATTTGGTGGCTACAGCCAAAGAAGAAATTACTCAAGCATACGAGGAGCAAGGACCCAAACTGGTAGCAGCTAAAAAACGTTTGCAATCTTTGAATGACGCAGTAAGCAAGTTGTTTTTAGAACTTCAGCCATCACAAAGAAAAGAGCTTAAAGAAGCCAAAGAACGTTTAGAACTTGCGCAAGCGGAAGTAGAGGTATCCAACGCTTTCATACGAGACCCAAAAATCGTTGCTGAAAGAACCGCAGAATTACACGCTGCTGAAAAAATGTTAGCGGATTTGGTTGCTAAACCCGTGCTTGGTCCGCCAGAAGAATTAAGCAAGTATAGACATAGCATTTTTATTGTAACTGACACAATAAGAAAACTTAGAAACCAACTGCCCAATGAAAATGCGGCCACAGAATTAAAAGCAGCTCAAGAACATTTTAACAGCGTGTCAAAAAGAGTTTCTGTTGCCCCTGAACAAAACAACGTAGATGTTCTAAATGAAGCGTTTGCTTTACAAGACTTCATAAATACGCATCTTCCTCAGCAAGATTTTAACAATGCAAACGCTATATTAGAGCGTTTTGAAACTCCTGTTGATCCCCAAGAAGCAGGGCGTTTGGCTTCACAAATGCTAGCCAACATATCCAACATGGACGCGCAAGTTGCCGCAATTGCTAAAAAACTTGATGCATTTAAAGCTGAATACGAAGAAATGTTAAAAAGCGGGTACAGCCCCGCTGTTTTAGAAAGTCATGTACAAGACTTAATAAATAAAGCTGCGTCGGCAGACAAAGCACATACAGCAGCGCTTGTTAAATATGCAATTGCACGCAGAGATTTTTTGGCGTTTCAATACGCTTCGTCTCAAAAAATTCAAGCTGCGTATAAAGAAGCTGTTGCTGCAAGAGACGCAGAACAAGTTGCGCAACAAAATGATCCTGAATTAAAAGCGGCAGCAGATGCTATTGAAAAAGCCAACGCTGTACAAACAGAAGCTCAAAAACGTTTAAGTGCTGCGCTTGAAAAACAAAAAGAAGCAGAAGACAAACTCAAAGGCAAACAGCTTGTTAAAGAAGCCAAACAAGAAGAAGCGCTTAAAAAAGCCAAAGCTCCGTATGAAGGCGTTCCAAAAGATGTTGCGCAACGCGCAAGAGAAGGCTTAGGTCTTGAAGGTACTCGTGTTGAGTTGGACACAACTGGCGTCTTGGCGCAAGCTGTTCAAAACAATGCCAAGAAAATGCTGGGCATGGCGCAGACGCAACTCAAAGATGCTATTGATCGCGGAGATGCAAAAGCCGTTAACAAACACACACTAGAAGTTAAACGCTATGAGCGTGAACTCCAAGAAGTGTTACCTGTGGCAGAGAAAAAAGTCACAAAAATTACTGAGGAAAAAGAACCTAGTGAGCAAGCTGAAGTCGAACCCGGGGAGCGCTTACCCAACAGACGCGAAGGTCCAGTTGTTCGCACAGCCGCTCGTGCCCCAAGCGCTATGCTATCTGGTACGGCCGAAAGCCGCACACCGATTGGCAAAGGCAACAGACCTAAACAAGCCGGCGTTATTAAACTTCGTGCCTCAGATTTGTCGCCCGAAAAAGCCAATGCGGTTAGTTTGCATGTAACAAAAGAAAAGTTGGATGCTGCCGAAGACGGAACTAAACGCAAAGAGACTTTGCAAAAACAATACGACAACGCTGTTGCAGGTTTGACACCAGAGCAAGTTCAAGGGCGTTTGGAAGAAGGTGCTCGTATTATGAAAGAAGGCGGCAGCATGGAGCTTATTGCTGCCAGAGAACGCCTGAGAGAAGCACACCTTGAAGTAACCCGCTCTGAAAAAACTCTCGAAAATGCCAAGACCAAAGCAGAAAAAGAACTTGCAAGGGACGATTTAGAACGCGCCATAGAAAAAGAAGACCGCGCAGAAGAGCGCTATAAAAACGTCAAGGCGGAAACCTACGCCAAAAAAGTCACCGAGACTGCGGAAGATGCCGTTGAGTCTGACATTGAGTTTACTGAGAACGCCAGTCCTTTTAATCGTTTGAACAAAGCAATTGAAGATGCAGATGACGATTTTTTTGCTGCTGCCGCCCGTGAAGCTCCCGGTACGGTATTGCCTGATGAAGCCATTAAATCTTTGATTGATAGAAGTTTGATTGGGGCGTTAGAGCACATTGCGGATTCTGATAAAGGATTTTTGGGCCAACACGCAGATGCTGTGCGCCAGTTTTTGATGCGCACCAAAGTTGAGATTGTCCCTGAGATTATTCACAAGGGTAAAAGCGTTCCTGCGCTTTACGATCCCACAACTAACACGGCATACTTTACGCCTCAAGGCTTTACTGTTGAAGACGTTGTGCACGAAGCTACCCACGCCGCAACCATGCGTGTGCTTACAATGCCTGAGAAAGAACTGACTCCTGCGCAACGCACAGCGCGTCGTGAGATTGAGGCCATGTTCCGTAACTTAGAAACTGATCCCAAGTTCAAGGGTCAGTACGGTATGGAGAACATCAAGGAGTTTGTGTCTGAAGTCATGGCAAACAAAGACTTGCGTGACATGATGGATAACCGCCCTTGGTATCGCGGTAATATGCTTGAGCGTTTCTTTAAGGCTGTGCTTGACTTCTTTAGAAAGACGCCGCTTTCAGAAAACATGCTTCCCAGAGCAGAAGAGCTTATTCGTAGCATATTCATGCAGTCAAGGAATATTGAAGCTGAAAAAGTTGGGGCAGCACCCGCTTACAAATCGGCCTTGGTTGGATCGGCTCCCGGCAAGTGGGAAAATTTTAAAGGCAATTTCTTTGGCCTTGGCGGTAGAGTTCAGCTTGTAGATAAGTTGGCTGCAGTTGATTCCGCTGTGGTTGCCGCTGAAGGCGCAGGTAAAATGACAAGCCTGGAAGCGTTCCAAACCCAATACTTTATGCGCATGGGGGATCAAGTTTCTACTGCCGCAGGTCAATTTATTTTGCACGGCCCCATGAAAGTGGTTGTGGAGAATACCCCACAAGGCAAAGAATACCGCTATGAATCACAAGACGGCGCTAATTTGGTAGACGTAAGTGAGCATTTAGGTAACATGTCCAAAGCGCTGGGTGTTTCTAATGAAGAAGCCGAACGTATGGCGACTGTGCTTATTGCCGGTGAGCGTGCTAATGCTTTGACAAACGGTTGGAGTCGTTTGAATGCGGATAATCCCGCAGGAGTCAAGGCCGAGTTCGATGCCGATACTAGGGCAATCAATCGCAACGCAGAAGCTAAAACACATTTTATGGCGCTTAGAAAAGCGTACAAAGAATACAACGACGGGCAACTGGACTTTGCTGTTCAATGTGACTTCATGAGCAAAGACGAAGCGGATCGTCTAAAGCGTTTGCCTTACATTCCGTTCTACCGTATTCAAGACGGCAAAGTGCAGTTGTTTACCGCCGGTGAGAAAGCCATAACGATCGGTAACATCAAAGACAACCCCGACTTAAAAGCTATGGTTGGCGACAACACACACATTTTGCCTTTGATGACGAGCGCCGTGCAAAACACGTTCATGCTGACTCGCATGGCCTTGCACAACAAGGCTACGCTTGAGACTGCCAACGGACTTAACAAAGCAGGCTTTGTAAGCAGAATGGGTACAGGCCCCGGGCTTGCCAACGCTGATACTGTACATTACAAAATCGGCGGTAAAGATGCGTTTGCTACCATAGACTCTGACACATTTGGAATTCCTGCACACTTAATTGTCAAGGGCATGGAAGGTATCAAGACCACAATTCCTGCGCTTGTTAAAGCAATGGGCATTCCATCACAATGGGTTAGAAAGTTTGTGACACGCTTCCCTGCATATGGCGTGCGCCAGTTGTTGCGCGATCCAGTCAACTCGTTCATTCTGTCAGGAACCGATGGCGTGCCAATGGTCAACGCTCTGAAAGAACTCTCTAAGATGTACACAGGACAAAGTCAAGCTGAGCAAGATTTGATGCGCGGTTTGGCGGTCAGCAGTAATATTTTTAGTGGGGATGAGAAAGACATGACCAAGTTCTTGCAGGACATTGCGACCGGCAAGAGTTCATGGCAGAAGATGTTGGGGCACTTGGACAAGTTTGCTTTGCAAGCAGACACAGCGACCAGAGCCACAATATATAACGATGGATTGAAGAAGGGATTGACCAAAGCCCAAGCGCAGTTCAGAGCGTTTGAGTCTCAAAACTTGAGCCGTCGTGGCCTGTCGCCCAGTATGCAAATGCTCAACACTTTGATTCCGTTCTTTAACTCTCAAGTCCAAGGCTTGGATGTTTTGTATAGGTCATTGACAAATCAAATGCCGTTCGCTGAGCAAATGGAAATCAGACGCAAGTTGGTTGCGCGTAGCATGATGTTGATGGGCGTTAGTATGGCCTACGCTTTGATGATGCAAGACGATGATGACTACCGCAAAGCACGTCCGGAAGAACGATACAACAACTTCTTTATTCACTTGCCGTTTGTTAAAGATCCTTTGAAGATACCAATCCCTTATGAGGTGGGTATCCTATTCAAAGCGTTGCCTGAAGCGATCATTGACTCTGCTCATAAAGACATGACGGCTACCGAAGCCGCCAAAGGCATGGGTAAACTTGTGTGGCAAAACGCAGTACCGAGCTTGATCCCTGCGGCGCCAAAACCATTTCTTGAGGCGTATTACGGAGAGACGGCCACAGGCCCGATTGAAACCGAGCGTGAGAAAAAGCTAATGGCAACAGAGCGCTATCGTGCAAACACGACAGAAGCGGCAAAGATGGTGGGCCAGTTGACAGGCCAAGCGGGCGTATCGCCCATTATGCTTGAGCATTTTATTCGAGGATACACAGGAAGTATGGGATTGGCAGCGTTGCACATGATTGACCCAGTACTGGCATCAAGTGCTGAAGGCGAGAAAGCTTCAATGGCTGCAAGTGATGTTCCGTTCATCGGTGGTTTATTCCAACGTGAAGGACGCTATTTGATTGAACGCGCGTATGAGCGCATGGATGATGTTGAGAAAGCCCAAGCTACATACAAGGACAAACTCAAAAAGGGTCAGCGTGCTGAAGCCGAATCGTTCAGACAAAACTACGCTAACTTAATTGCGGCCGGTCAAGCCGCAGGTTCGTTCCAGAAAAATATGGGAACACTATTCAGTAGAGAAAGAGCCATACTGGCTAATCCCCAACTGTCTCAAGCAGATAAGGATGCTAGGATTGAGGAAATACGCAAACAAGAAAACGCGTATGCTCAAAGATTTACCGAAGTGGTAGATAAAAGAGTACGCCAATAAGACCGTTCTTAATACCTACGGAAGCTTTGGCGCCAAATATACGACGCTTTAGTGCTTGACGGAGACCGTCTTGTTTGACGGTCTCCGTGTCCAAGCAGGGGATGAAAAACCCCTGACCGCGTTTAAGTCGATCCCAAGGATAAGAGAGCGCCATCTACATCGTCTCCGCGTCGACTGATCTTCATGGTTGCCACACGCATGGGTGGCCCACTTGTTGCCGACATCATATTCTTTTTAGAGACGTATGACACGGTGTAGAGTTTCTCCATTTGGCGTTTGAAGTCGGCATAACCAAAGCTCATGGATGAACAGAACGACTTGAGTAGTCTTTCCTCAATGAAGAAGTCCACATAGCCGGGGTGCAATCCGTTCTCCACACGCCCCATGACGTGGGACTTGGTTGTTTCTTTGCTGACCATTGACTTGTCGCCCATGATAGCGCTAATGCCGGTCTTCTCGCCGTAGTTAACAATCACGAATTTACCCCAGAACTCGGCGATGAACTGGTTCAGTACATCTTCAGCGTGGCGTTTACCGCCCTTGATGTTGGAGCGCATGTAGGCAATACGCTTATGCATGTCCGCTATGATCTCGGCCATTGGGAAGTCAAGCGCTTGTGTGTGGTTTTTACCCAGTAAGATAGCCGCGGCTATCTGCGCCCCAATACCTGCCATCCAAAACCGCTCGTCGTTACTGGCATGGAACTCTTTGTACGCTTGGTTGACGCAATCAGGAACCAACTGTTTTAACAAATCAATATTGTCTACAAAATACTGCGCTAACATATGGCCCACAACGCCGTAGTTCTTGGACACCGACTTGATGACCTCGATCTCATCATTCTCAAACTTCAAGTCCTCATCCATGACAAACTCAATCAGGCGTCTTAACTCACCTTCGGATGCGTGCTTGCGCTCGCCAGTCAGGTAGTCGACCACGTGGGTATTGGAAGACATGATCGCCATCGCCATCCATGTGGACAAGTTAACGCGCTCTTTGTTAGAGCCGGACTCCATACGCTCCTTGCCACGACCCTCTGTCATGTCAAGCAAGAACTCAGGAAACCATTCAAAGTCTTTGCGGTTCTTGGATGTGATCTCATCCGTTACAAGTGGGCAACTGTTCAGCAACCCAAGTCTTTGTTGCATGGCAACTGGGCTAGTGCCCTTGCCAGTGCGATAGTGCACAGGATGCCCCCAAATGGCAGCAGCACCTTCAAGAGCCAAAGATTTTCCGGTACCAGACTCAGTAGAGCCGCAGTGAACAGTAAGACCGTAGATACCAGTAAAACGCATAAGAGGTGAAGCAGCCCCCATAAGAATAACCGAAAGGTGCCCATACATTTTCTTTCTAATTAAGAGGTTGATAAATTCACGGAAGCTATCCAATGTTCCCGTGGGTTGTGTGTTGTTAACAATGTTCTCTAAGCCGGGCATGGGCACGGTAGTAGGCGCCTTGTGCGCGGCGTAGATCTTTCCTGCAAACACAAAAGTGTCGTCTTCTTGCCAACCATAACTGGCTGGTACTTCGATTGGTGGTTTTTCTGTACTCATTTTTTCTACACAAGCTCTCACATAATCAGCTAAATTTTTGTCGTTACCAGAACCAAACGCGCTCACGATGTTTTGCGACGCTAGGCTCTTGGCGGTTTCATCCTTGCTCACAATGGCCTTCTGTGGAAACGTGATTGTCTGCGCCCCATTGGATCTTATTGCAAGCATATGGACTGTGTGTTCTGTTCCGTGATGCAAAATATCTACTGGAAACAGATCGTAGGGCAATATCATTACTTGCTTTTTCACTTTATTGCCGTTTGCGTCTTCGTCATCTTTCTCCATGAACACTCCACCACGTTCGCCATAGGCGTAGCCATAGGGCGCTTCGGGTCTTGTGTAAGTTCTCGTCTCCTCTTTGTTGTCGATCTTCTCAATTACGTCAATCTTTTTCTCAGCCGTGGTCACGGCAGTCTCACGCCCCAACGCTAACGGATTTGTAATCTTTCCCCAATGCGGACAACTGGGGCAGACACCGGGGTTTTCACTATCGAGTTTGGTACATGGATAGGGACCTTTAATCTCTGCAAGTTTTTGGTGCATACGATTCTCATCGTATGGGTGTTTCTTGCTGAGCCATATGGCCGCCTTCTCACCGTCCTGACATTTCTGTGCAATGCTGAGCAACCCACGCCACAATGGTTCCATGCCGTCGTCACTGGCATTTTCCACATAGAACGCAAGCTGTCCACACCCACTACCCTCGGCAGTGCGCTTGATGATGTTGCCAAACTTGGTAACAGAGTTCTCAAACAACTTCAGTGTAGTAACCCCCAACGGCGCAGTCCCGGGTAGTACCAAGCTCGCGCGCGGCTTAGGCATTTTCTCGTAGACTGAACCGATCAGGTGCTTCTCGACCAGTGATTTGATGTCGTCAAAGTCAAAGAAATCCCCTTCATTCTTTAGGCGAACATTGGTGACTTCCCTAACTTGGCGCTTGTTCTTAACACCGGTGTTGATAGTGTCTGGTACGCGCAGGACTCGAGACGCGTCGCTTGTAATCGTTGGATCAATCGCCAGTTTCTTTTGGTTACATAAGCGTTTGAATCCTTCAGCCACAGGCAACCAGTCGTCTTTATCCACGGCCTCTTTGAACGGCCAGTACGCATGCACTCCACCCCCAGACGCAACCATCCAAGGGCTACCAAGATCGCTCAACCCGACTTCATCACAGAAGTCTAGTATTGCCTTGGCTGCCGCTTGAGCGGATGGGTACGCCTTTGGTTTTATGACTCCGTCTTGGTCCGGTACATCCTTTGGATGATTACAGTCCACATCGACAGCAATGCATTTGACCATCTGCATATTTTTTGCCGTGCGTTTGTCATCATCCCCAAAAGTACCGAGCGCAAAGTAAACATCATAGTTGTTCTGTTTCCACAGGTTTATTTTCGTTTGGGCTTCTTGTAAATCATTGACGAATACATGTTCTTTTTTCTTGGTTAGTTCTACCACGCAATAGCGTCCGTTACCCGGAGATGGCAAAACCGCCGCCATAAACTCTAGCGGTTCCATAACAATCCTTTGGGTTTACTTGAAGAGGTCTTGCTGTCCGAGTTGTGGGTAGGGACGTGCGTCTTGAATGTCGGCTTGCATAAAGCGTCGCAACAATTCTTTCTGATAGTCTACTGGCATACCCTCGGGACGATGAACAAGTGTTTCTGCAAAACGTGCAAGCTCATTGTTGGTTAGGGTTCTAGGTTGTATTCCTGACATATTCTTCTCCATGCTTCGTCGGCCGTCTTAGACGTCGACATGATTTTAGTTAAAAGTTCTACCCTGTTTTGGTACGCTACAAAGACGTCCTTGCCTTCAAACCAGTTGTACACAGTCTGTCGGGTCACGCCTAACGCAATAGCGATTTTGGTAACAGGAAAATCCAAGTGGATAGCCCACCGCCCCAATGTGCTCCCAAGAGTTTTGGGGGAACGAGCTACGAGGTCTATGATTTTTTCTGAGTATGGCATTTTTAGAATGGGGACAAATGTCCCCGTTGTTGTTACTCGTCGTCCCAATCAGAGATAACTGCAGCCAACTTTTCTTTCTTCGCAGGCACAGCGCTTGGCTTTGCCGACTCTTTGCGAATCTCTGGCTCGCTCGTATCTTCTTCAACAGGCTCTGCTTTCACCTTTGCTTTTGGCTTGGGTGCTTCTTCCACATCGTCGTCTTCAACGAGGGGTTTGCCGGGCAATGCCAAAGCGGGTTTAGCTTTGACGCCATCTGTTTGTGAAGCGGTCATGCGAATAGCGTCGTCTGCTTCCTTGGTGTTAGCCTTGGCTTTAGCCAATTCAAACTCAACTGTTGACAACCAACGCACAGGGGAGAAGAACAGTTTGGGAGACTCGGCCTTGGTATCAAACTTCATGCGAGTCACAATCTTCTCAACGTCAACAGGAGGAGACGCCAATGCGAGGTGACGAACATACGCTTGTAGTGGGCGCTTGTCGCCGTCTTCTTTACCGAACACAGATGTGGCAGGCAAAGTCAACTGTAGAACTTCATCGGGATTATCGGCAAGCATTACAGCCAAGCGTTGTTGGTAACGGCAAGCACGGCTATTACCTTGGCCTGAACCGGCAATGTTCTGTTTGCAAGACATACAGGTCTGACCTTGTGGCGCTTTGATAGAAGCGTCGGGTTTCTCGCCATCGTTAGACCAGCAGTCTGGTCCTGTAATGTTGTCGCCATCATATGACTTCGCGTAGAAGATACGGCTGACCTTGGGGGCAGCTTTAATAACGATCACATCAAGATGGCGCTCTTCAATGGAGGCCATCTCTTTGCCACCGGCAACCAAGCGAAACACACCGCCTTTGATGGAGATACGTTTGGATGTGTTACCAAGTGCACCACCCATGAGGGCTTTGGCTGTTTCAGATAGTTCGCCTGTTTGTGCAAAGGCAGGTACGTTTGCAGGATTAAATACAGATATGTTACTCATGTGACATGCTTTCAGTTTGATGGTTTTGTGATACGAATCTCGTACTCCGTGATGGAGTTTAAGCCCGGGGGAACTGCACCGGGATTTTCTGCAAGGAACTGCGCCATGTTAGATTGGGCAATACGCTTCTCCAACAGATCGACTGCGTGGTTCTCGACCACAAAGGTCTTGAATGAATCCCAATCGTTCGTTGAATACTTGGTCTTGTTAATCAAACTGACAGTGCCGTAGGCAGTCTTTAATGATGAAACCCCGCCGGACTTCATCATGTCTTTGAGCGCAAACTTAATTTCCTCTTGTTGTGCTTTGAGTTCTTCAAGTTGCGTGTCGTACTCTTTGGTAAGAGTGTCGACTCTTTCTTTTATCTTGCGATAAATCTTAACTAATTTTTCAAGTGGTACAGTTTCTGTTTCGACTTCCATTTGTTTCTCTCTTTCGTTTATTTATGTTGTCAAGGGTTAGACATTGTAGCAGTTATTTATTTCATTGCAACTCCTTATTTATACTGATTTCGTTTTCAAACATTTGAGTGATTAAGTGGTTATCACTCACCCTACTCTCCAAGGCCTTGAACATTTTCTTCTCAATGGGTGAGCCTTGAATATGTACAACAGTTACCTTGTCTGAGTTCTGTCCCTTGCGGTCAGCCCTTGCGATCGCTTGCGTGTACTGCTCTACGCTCATCAGGGGTCCGTAGAATACCACGGTGTCAGCTCTTGTCAAGGTTATTCCATGTGCCGTTGCTTGCGGTTGCATAACCAGTACGCGGGGGCTATCTTCATTCTGAAACCTGCGAATAATATCCGAGCGTTTTGTTGGGCTAACTGCGCCGTTGATGAAATCAACACTTATGTTGTGCTTAAGTAAATGGTTGTATATTGAATCAATAACTGATCGGAACATAGCAAAAACTATTACTTTACGATTAGTCTCTTCCAATATTTCTTCAAGCACATTGAGTCTTGGCGTGGCGTCAAACTCAACGATCTCTTTGTCATCGGTGTATGCTGCACCGCAACTGATCTGTAATAACTTGGATACAGATGCCGCCGCATTAACGGCGCTAATGGTTTCCCCTGCCGCTTGTACAAGCATTTGATCTTTGAGCAGGTTGTAGTACTTGGCTTGTTGTGGTGTAAGTGGTACCTCGCGCGTCATGGTAATCACGGGAGGCAAGTCCAAGCATTGATCTTTGGTAAACCTGATCGCAGGTTGCAGGGCTTCGTGCACCAAGTCTTTTGCTTCGGGCTTGGGCGCCCACTTGTACATCGTGACTTTGTTCATAACCATGTCTCTCCATCCTGTGTAGAACATGGGAACGTTGGTTGGATTGACGAGCTTGGCAAGGCCGTAGGCATCCACAGGAGACTGGGACGCAGGCGTACCGGTCATCATCCATAGGTGCGTGTTGGGGTGAATGATTGACTTGAGTGCCTTCCAACGCTTGGTGGTCACTGTCTTGTACGCGTTTGCTTCGTCAACAATAACAAGATCAAACTGGCCGTTGTTGTTAATCTCATTTGCAACCAAGTTCAAACCATCGTAGTTGGTGATTACAAACTCATAATTCTGTTGGATCATCTCAATCCTGCGGGTAGCCTGCGGATGGTGCGCGACAATGGCAGAGCGATGGATGATACTGTTGTTCAAGTCTGATAGCCACGCCGAGGTCATGATGGAGAGCGGGCAAAGAATCAAACACCTACGCACGTGCCCGATGTTCATCAGATAGTCGGCTGCCCACAAAGCAGATAGCGTCTTGCCAGTACCGGGCTCTGAGAACACAAAGGCTCTGCGATGTAGAGTCAAGAACGATGACGTCTCGATCTGGTGTTGCATGGGCGTGAAGCGACCGGGCCATGTGTAGTTGCGCTTGATGGGGGACGGCACGTTCTTAACGCCCAAGTTCTTGAGCACGCGTGCTTCTTCAAGTCCCCAGTAGACGGCTACCTTGTAGCCATCTTCATCTTCAAATACCTTGTGCTTCGGTATAACGCCATACTTCTCAGGGTTGCGTGTTTTAAATAACAGCGCTTTGTTTTCTACAATTTCCATTTGCTTCTCTCTTACTTCTTGTTCTTGCCGTAGATGTTGCCGTGTTCATCACGCCAACTTCGATTAACACTCTTGGGTACTACCCGCAAGTTCTTGGCAACGTTCTTGCCACCGGCGTCAAGCATCTTGATGTGATCGACTTCCTTCTGATCTCCCTTCTTGACTTTGCCAAGTCTCATCTCAAGAGCGCGGGCTTTGTTTCTTTCCTCACGCTTCTTAATTTCTTTAGGACTTGATTCATACTTCTCGTTGTACGCAATCTTTTCTGCGCTTGACTTACGTTTGGTTGCCATATTTACTCCTTAATGTTTTGGATGAAATTCACAAGTAGTCACCGGACACCACGGGCACAGCGCAGATGATTTTGGATTCCACGTGCCTGTTGCATGGGCTTCTTCAATTCTAGCGATGCGCTGTCTGTATTGCCACCACTCACTGGAAGTTTGCTCCACAGTCATGCTGTGCTTTACAAAGTCTTCCTTGACCACAAACAACAAAGCCGAGTTGATCTTCCGAATGTGGGGCATATGTGCAAACACCATGAGTGACATGAGTTTGAGTTGCTCCCGATCTGGGTACTTGTTGTTACCTGTCTTATAGTCCACGACCCAAGCAGTTAAGTTATCGTCGTCAACTATAAGCAAGTCAGCAACTCCACGAACCCACACATCTTCTGAGAACCAACCGGTTGGTTTAAGATCAATGTTCAACGCCATCTGATACTCACACAGTTTGCGCCCTTCCTTTTTGTTCAAAGCGTCTAGCGCGCCTTGTGCATACATGAATGCTTCGGGTAAGTCTTTGCCTTCCTTGATGTAATCTTCTGCTGCTTTGTGGAACTCTTTGCCGTACAACGTGGCTTCGGTATCTTTGAATGGAAATTTCTTGAGTACCTTGACCTCGTGGTATCGGCGGGGGCATCCCTCATATTCTTTGAGGGAGCTGTGTGACCATGTTACTTTCATTAGAATCTCGCTGATTGAATGGCTTTTGATAAACGCCTAGCAAATTCTTCTACAAAATCTTCTCGTCGATTGAGTTTATATTCGCCCATGTCAACAAGAATAGTGTGCACAAGTTCATGCCAAAACGTCTCCTTGATTTGGTCCTTGTTGTACTTCTTGCCAGTCAAATTACTCTTGGCGCCAATCTTGATCTTTTGCTCAGGATAGTTAACCCTACCCATCTCGCCTTTATCAAGAAGCGCTTCAACCACTTCGACCGAGTACCACTTTGTACCAACTTTAATTTTGCGTGGTAATTGTTCTACCATTTGTTTCTCTCTTTCGTTTTAATTTTTAGCTAACCCATATCTACGGTGCGCACCCCCATCGGCATCCAAGGGTATACCCGGCATGTAGCGCGGCGCCATAGTCATTTGCTCCAAGACCCAAGTCTTGGCTTCATCCACCTCAGCATCTGGCACGACGGCGATTAGCTCGTCGTGCACCGTACCTGCTATGAAGTATCTTTTGGATACTCTGAGCATTCCGTCTGTCATCACAATGCGTGCAAGTGCCTGTGTGACATTGTTCGTTATCTTTCCTGCATACAGCTTGGTAGCGTCTGGCCCGTACACGTACTGGCTCCTACCTTTATCATCTTGAATAATTCTTAAATCGGGGTACAGCAATTTCATGCCGTTGGGTAATTGTATTTCTTCCTTGCGAAATGTCAAGCACTTGTACTGACGCTCTTCGCCACCATACAACGACTTCTCCAAAAGCCCCGAGCACATCTCCCAAAATGAGGCAACCTGATACGCGGTGCTACGATAAATGTCGATGATCTTCTTGGCTGCAACAGCGTGCACCAACAGCTCCTGATCGCTACAGGTGTGTGGTATTTCTTCCAAACGTTTGGCGTTCTCATCCCACTCCAAGAATCTCTCGATGTATTCCGTGTCAACCCCTAACGTCTTGGCAAAGGCTTTCTCATAGCGAACAGGGGGAGCGCCGAGGAATCCAACCAACAATTGTGATGCGAACGATGCCCACCCGAGGCCGTACCCGCAACCCAAGAGTGCGCTTTTCGCAGACTGCCGTAGATCGGGATGGCTTTCCTTAGTGAGATTGGGAATGTTAAACATCTGCGCGCCAAAAGCGGCGTAAGGATCACCGCCTGCCCTGAAGATGTTGAGCATCTCAGTGTAATCTGATAGCCACGCGAGGACACGCGGTTCAATCTGCGAGAGATCGCCGACCACAAGCTGATACCCTTCGGGAGCCATAATCGCTTTGCGTAGGAATGAGCCACGCTTGAGGTTTTGCATGTTGATGGCCGAGCCTTTTGCTGCCGACCAGCGTCCACTTTTCGCGCCGTAATACGAGAGCGGAACCGGAAGACTACCTCGCTGACTGATATCCAAGAACCTCTGCGCTCGCGTGCGTTCTGTCGTTGACTTAACGCGTAAACGCGCTTCACATAAAAGGGCAACGTCTTCACGTTCACCGTTAAGCAACGTCTGGAAGAGGGCATCGTTTTTAGCAAGCGCAAGCGTTTGCTTCCCGGTAGTTTTAGATACTTTACTCGGGGGAACCACACCGAGCTTTTGTAACTGTTCAGCAAACTTTGGGTTCGACGCAAGTTCAACCTCTTCAACGCCGAGTTTCTGTAATAGAGCTTCACGTGATGTTCTTTCTTCTTCAATTGCGTTGGATAACATGAGTGGATCGAGTATTAACGTCGGGCGTGTATACATCTTCAAAGTCATGTCGATGAGCTTTAACTCTGATACTGGGTAACGTTGCGCAAGTCGCGTAAGTATCTCCTCGCACAAATACACATCATGTTTGCAGTACTCAGCGAGTTCTCGTTCGACCTCTTCGGAGAGTTCGACCAGCCCATCAGTATCATGAACAGCCGCCCCTTTTGGGGGCAGCCCAAAGTCACTGGCAAGTTTCGCGAGGGAATTACCAACCTCCACGCCACGCAAAGCTCTCGCCATTGACAGCGTATCGAAAATGAAGCAGGGTCGGGCGCCATATACCCACTCGAGTATAGCGACGTCAAACTGTGCGTTATGAGCAAGGACTGCGGTTCGTCCCCAGTCGATACTTGAAAAGAGTTCAGGTAATTCTGGTCCGCTAAACCATTCAATTGGGTCGTCGCTTCCATATTCATGAACGCAAACTCCGAACGCTTTGAATCTCTCATCTCGTATGTACTCCTCGGTGGTCATCTTGGAGAGCGTGTAGTTCTTCTTGTCCCACCGTGTCTCGAAGTCGATCGTTAATATGCGGTCATATGGTTTCAATTGTATTGTTCCTTTGGCGGTGCATCCGCCATGTTAAATTTGTTTGATGCGTCAAAACCTTTGGCAACCAAGTTGTGTGCGTCCATGACGTTTGCGTTGATCGTTATAAAGCCCAACTCATCCCCACCTTCTTTGCCCATGAGTATCACACAGCTCGGGCCATCCTCAAGATAGCAAGCCAAGAGAGCAACAATCACATTTTTAAAATGCTCTTTAGTTTCGTCGGGCATATCTTGCACGAGCTTTTGAAAGCCCTTTTCTAATTCATTCGCATCCATACCAAGTCCTTTAGTCTATCTAAGTTTGATTCTCTAACAACAAAAGCAAGTCCCCCTGCATTTGTAATTGCCTCCAGTTCACGCGATTGTAGGGCAGTCGGTTGGTTGTCTCCGGCCTTGCATTCAATGGCTATGAAGCGTCCTCGATGGCACGCAATGATGTCGGGTATACCCGCACGCCCAAGCCCCATACCGGGGGGCGAGAAGTGATACACGCCAATGGTGTCAAGCAACTCCTTGACTTTCTTTTTAACTTTTGCTTCGGGCGTCATTGCCATATGGATTCTCCTTTGGTGCGATGTGTGTGAAATAGTATTGGATGATGTGGGTAGGTACTTGGAAGGCCTCGGCGATGGCTCGATAAGACAAGCCACGCTCTCTCAACGTCCACACCCTACGCTCATTGAGTTGTGTTCTCTTGCGTCCTGAACCCTCGCGTCTACCGCCCTGTGTTTTTTTCATGTGTTTCTGTCCTTCAATATTTGTTCTGCCCATCTGGCGCCATCAATGAAGTCGAGGTTGTGTGTCCTTGGGTCTTGCATGTCAGCAGGGAGCAACCCATACCATTCTCTCCAACGCGGTTCTTGTATTTGCCGCTTGCGCCATCCTGATTCTTTTTCAATGCGCTCGAACTCTTCGTCTTCAGGTGTTTTCATCTTTCTCTCCCATAACTCTTAATCCCAAAAATAAAAAAAATGCAAACCAGTAGTGATCATTCATAATCAAATAAATGATGGCAGCAATCAACACTAGATTTGTAATCAGTTGAAAC